GCCAGCGGCGCCACAGCACCACAAATGGCGCGGCCGCGACCTATGCTAGGGAAACTATGTATGTGGTGCCATGAGCCACTGACCAATCTGGACGCACTGAACTTTCTTGAGTGTAACCTCTCTATGGTCTGGAGGAACGGGACGCCATACGGCGCGTGTAAGGCGTGTGTGGAGTTCCAGTGCTTTCTGGAGGTCTATCTACACAGCGAAGGCGACTATAGGCCCCGTGAGGTAGCGCAGGAGGTGGGACGGTCCCTCTGTGATGTGCGAGTACGGTGCTGGTCCTGCAGCAAGCCCCTGACGAAGAACGAGAAGCAGGAAATAGAGCTGCTGGGGAAGCCATTAACGAAGGTGCGCCACAAGGAGTGGAGAGCTCTGTGCTACAACTGCGGTCTGCCACGACATGATAGGGAATGGCTCCCCGTCATTGAGGGAGATTGTTCTATCTGAGCTACCGCAAAGCCTGGCAGACCCAGCAGAAGCGGAAAGCGAAGAGGAGGAGGTGGAGGTGGAATTGGACGCCGTCCGACCTCAGGCGCCATACGCCGTGTGTACCGTCTGCTGCCGCTGCGGAGAAAAAGTTGGACTTTGTGTGCTTGCAACCGACGAGGGAATACACGGCTTAGAAGAGCTTCTCTTTGAGGCTCTGCAGCTTTTCTGCGCCCAGTGTGCCCCCCCCATCGGTCGCCATGGACGCTGAGGAAGCAGGTACGCCTGTGAGAGATGCAGGTACCCCTGTCAGGGAAGGCTCCTCATGGTTTCTGCAGCAAGAGGCAGACTGTAGTGATATGGACGGTAGCGAGGCCAGTGAGGAAAGTGAGGCCGAGGATCTAATAGACGATGCTCCCGTTAGACAGGGAAATTCCCTGCTGCTATTCCAGCAGCAAGAGGCGCAGGCGGACGAGCAACACCTGTCGGTGTTTAAAAGGAAGTACTGTAGTCCTAAAGAGAAAGTAGCAGATCTCAGCCCGCGACTGGGAGCTATTAGCATTTCCCCGATCAGGGGGCCCCAGGTTAAGCGCCGCCTGTTCAACCCAGAGCAGGACAGCGGGTTAGACCTCTCGCTGCAGAATGAAGCTGTCGATGTTGTTGAGCCGACGGAGAACCAGGTACCCTCGGATGCAGTTCGGACAGTTCGCCACGTGGATGGACAGACTGGGGGGCTTAACCTTAATATACTGCGAAGCGCCAACAGAAAGGCTACCATGCTGGGGCTTTTCAAAGATGCATTTGGCGTGCCTTATGGGGAGCTAACAAGGCAATTCCGTAGTGATAAGACGGGGTGCTTTGACTGGGTGGTGGCCGCTTACGCCGTGCGGGAGCCATTTTTTGAAAGTGGGAAAGCGCAACTAAGGCAGCACTGCCGATATACGCATGTAACCTATAGGCCCATGCCACGGGGCACTGTGCTGCTTATGCTTGTGTCATTTAATAACCAAAAGTGCCGCGATACTGTGAATAAGCTAATCAGGACCCTGTTTAATGTGCATGAGCTTCTGCTAATGCTGGAGCCCCCAAAGATTCGCAGTGTGGCGGCGGCTATGTATTGGTACAAGCAGTCATTGACGAATGCTACAGAAACCTTTGGGGAGCTTCCAGAGTGGATCAAAAAATTAATTCTTATAAACCACCAGACGGATGAGGAAGTGAAATTTGATTTTTCACAGTTTGTGCAGTGGGCATATGATAATGAATATCAGGAGGAGCATGAAATAGCTTATAATTATGCCAGCATAGCGGATGAGGACAGCAATGCTGCTGCATGGCTAGGCCTAACGGGGCAGGCAAAGGTTGTGAAGGATGTGGCCACAATGGTGCGCTACTACAGAAGGGCAGAAATGAATAGAATGTCTATGTCTAATTGGATACACAATAGAAAGAAAAAATCTAAGCCAGGGCAATGGCAGCCTATTGTAAACTTTTTGAAGTATCAGGGGGTGGCCATGGTAACATTTATCAATGCACTCAAATCTTTTTTGAAGGGCACACCAAAGAAAAATTGTTTGGTGATATGGGGGCCACCTAACACAGGAAAGTCGTGGTTCTGCATGAGCCTTATGCACTTCCTGGGGGGTAGGGTCCTGTCACATGTGAACTCGAACAGCCATTTTTGGCTGCAGCCTCTAGGGGACGCTAAAGTGGCACTGCTGGATGATGCCACGACTGTGGTCTGGGACTACTTTGACCGGTACATGAGAAACGCATGTGACGGCAACCCTATATCTTTGGACATGAAACACAAGGCCCCTGTTCAAATAAAGTGCCCCCCTCTACTTATTACCTCAAATATAGATGTCAAGGCAGATGATAGGTGGCTATATTTGCACAGCCGCCTGGTCACCTTCCATTTCCCAAATTTGTTTCCCTTTGAGGACGATGGGAGTCCTGTTTACCAATTTAATGACGAAAACTGGAACTCTCTTTTTACAAGGTTATGGAGAGCATTAGACCTCAGCGACCAAGAGGACGAGGGTGATGATGGAGACCCTGCGCCAGCGTTTAGATGCTGTACAAGAAAAACTAATGAATCTTTTGGAGGAGGGCAGCTCTGATCTGTCCTCCCAAATTTGCTATTGGCAGGCGGTGCGAAAGGAGAATGTACTGCTGTACTACGCCAGGGAGAAGGGCCTAAGCAGACTGGGATTACAAATGGTACCCCATAAGGCTGTCAGCCAATCACAGGCAAAGCAGGCCATACACATGGAGCTAATACTGTTGAGTCTGCAGGGCTCCTCCTATGAGCAGGAACCGTGGACACTGTCGGACTGTAGCTGGGAACGCTGGCTGCAGGCCCCTATAAACTGTCTAAAGAAGGACCCTGTAATTGTAGAGGTTGTGTATGATGGGAACTCTGAAAATGCAAACTGGTATACTTTGTGGGGATTGATATACTATCAGACCTTTGAGGGGGACTGGATGTGTACCAGGGGGCAGTGTGACCATTCGGGCCTTTATTATGAGGAGGAAGGCCATAAAAGGTATTATGTGCACTTCATAGATGATGCTGCCAGGTATTCAAAGACTCGGACCTGGGAGGTACGATGCAGAAACCAAATTTATCTCCCTTCTATTCCTGTAACCAGCACTCCGCCTCAGTCTCCATCTCACATCGACCTCCCTGACGGAGCAGCAGGAGGAGGACCTAATCAATCGCCTCGGCCTGGAGCCTTGGCAGTGTCGCCTCAGGAGCCCCCAAAAAAGAGGTACCGCTCTCCAGCTGACACAGTCAGCAGCTCTCGGCTGTCAGGGGGGCTCCGCTGCCCAGCCGACTGGTGCCGCAGGAAGCTACAACGCACGTCTGCCCCCACCTGGGTGCCGCCGTCGGTATCGGAAGTACCTGAAGCGCCGGAGGGATCAGTATCGGAGACTGGGGGAGCATCTCCAGGAGTTGATTCAACAACTGGACGGGGGAACGACCCCGCGCCCGTACCATTGGAGGCTGCGTTCGCCCCAATAGTCATCTTTCAAGGGGGTACGAATCAATGCAAGTGCTATAGGTGGAGGTTAAAAAAAAGGCATCGCTCTCTTTTTGTGGCAATTACCACTACTTATTTCTGGACCGGGGACAAAGGGGGACAAAGGGTTGGGAATGCACGTTTAATGGTTACATTTTCCTCTGATTTGCAAAGACGTCTGCTGCTTGCCACTGTGCCCCCTCCCCGAGGTGTCACGGCTACCTCCTTTACCCTAACCCCCTCCTGACTATGCCCCTTCCCCAACCCGCGTGTGTTTGCATTTGTACCCCATCAATAAACAATAAAGACCATGTCAGCCAGCCACGGGGTTCTGACGGTCCCACGGCGGACAAGGGTGAGGCGGGCGGTGAGAAGGCCGAGGGCCTCGGTGCAAGATCTGTACCCCACCTGTCGCACGGGGGACTGCCCCCCGGACGTTGTAAACAAGGTGGAGGGTACAACCCTTGCAGACAAGCTTCTCCAATGGTTAAGCTCCTTCATATACCTGGGAAACCTTGGAATAGGGACCGGGAGGGGGGGTGGCGGGCGGTTCGGGTATACACCTGTGGGTCGCCCCAGCGGGCCGGAGGGTGGCGTTCGTGTGGCGCGCCCCAGCATTACTATAGACCCCTTGGGGGCTGCGGATGTAATCCCCCTGGACACCCTTGGGCCGGATGCTCCTGCGATTGTCCCCCTTTCCGAGGTGGTGGAGACCGATTTGGGTGCAGGGGCTGGTGGCCTGGGGGAGGTGCCCGAGACCGAGCTTACTTCTGGGGGGGCCCCGGTGCTAGACACCACCCATACATGGCTGCCCCCCGGCTCCGAAGGGGGGTTTACAGCTACATTCCCGAACCCTTCATTTGATGGGGATGTAATAAGTGGTCCCTCAAACAGTGATCCTGTGGTCCGGGGGGATGTATTTGTCACAGGGGATATGGATGTGTCCGTGGGCCGGGAAGAGTGGGAGTTGGACATTTTTTCTGGTCCCGGACCGTCTACCAGCACCCCTGACCCAAGTGTGCGTGTCTCAGCCCGCACCAGGGGAGGCCTGACCGGGAGACAATATGAACAGATAGAACTGCAAGATCTCGCGGCACTGGGGGGCGGGGGGAACAGAGAGTCCTATGCCTTTGACAATCCTGTGTTTGATAGCGGGTCTGTGGAGTTTGCAGTGGACTACCATGGAGATCCCCCGTTTCAAGACCTGCAGAAGCTGGGTCCTGTGGAAACATATAGGTCCTCCAGAGGGGTTTCTGTGTCCCGTGTAGGTCATAGGGGCACGATGAGCACCCGATCCGGCCGTAACATAGGGGCACAGGTCCACTATTTTCACATCTTAAGCAGCATTGCGCCTGAGGAGTCGCTGGTGTCCGGCCCTGTATCGGGGCGTCCTGGGGAGGACGCGTTTGAGGAGATTAGCTTGACCAGCTTCCCTAGCCTGTACAGTGAGTCAGAGCTACTCGATGAGGAGGTGATAGAACCATCCGGCCATCTAGTCATTGGTAGTGGGCGCGAGTCACGTCCTTATCCAACAGAAGTAATGTACAGGCCGCCTGTGGTGACCTTTGACCTTTCTTTTGAGCAGGGCATTGAACCTGCAGTGTATATGACCCCTAAGCCTCCCCACGGTAGCATTCCTGGGATTATTATTTTGGTTGATAGTCCAGACACCTCGGGTGTCTTTGACCTGCACCCCTCCTTGCTGCGCCGCCGTAAGCGGAGGTATATGTGGAACTAATTTTTTTTTTTCAGATCATGGCGTCCTACTGGTCCTCCAACTCACAGAAGGTGTACCTGCCCCCAACCACATTGACTAAGGCCGTATCCACGGACACCTATGTGACCAGATTGGGTATATACTATCATGGTCACAGTGACCGGCTTCTGACGGTGGGCCACCCATTCTACGAGATAACAAATGGGCGTGACCAAACCATGCGGGTGCCCAAGGTGTCTGCAAATCAGTTTCGGGTTTTCAGAGTGATTCTTCCAAACCCCAACAAATTTGCTCTTCCTGATAGCAATGTTTTTGATCCAGATTCAGAAAGGCTGGTGTGGGCTGTCAAGGCTATGGAGATTTGCAGAGGTCAGCCCATAGGGCCTCAGGTGACTGGGCACCCATTGTTTAATAGGTTTGAAGATGTGGAAAACCCTGCAGTTTATAAGCCAGGGTTCGGCACGGGTGACAAGAGACAGAATATGGCATCAGACTATAAGCAAATACAGATGGTGGTACTGGGCTGCAGGCCTGCCTTGGGGGAGCACTGGGGTAAGACACGCAGCATTTGCCCAGGCATTCAAAATAATGTTCTCACCGGTGACTGCCCTGCTATAGAGCTGTTTCACACCACTATAGAGGATGGAGATATGGTAGACATAGGTCTAGGGAATCTGGACTTTGCACAGCTGCAGGCCGATAAGTCAGGTGCCCCCCTGGATATAGTTCAGTCAATTTGCAAATATCCGGATACATTGAAAATGGCCCAGGAGATTACTGGTGACACCATGTTTTTTAGTGCTAGGCGGGAGCAGAGCTATCTTAGACACATGATGACACGTGCCGGTATCAACAAAGAGGCTATACCAGAGGCCCTATATATAAAGGGCGCCACAGAGCCACAGAATACTGTGGGCACCTCTGTTTACTGTGGGGTGGTGTCTGGCTCCTTATTTAGTAGCGATGCACAGATTTTTAACAGGCCATTCTGGCTAAATCAGGCCCAGGGTCTAAATAATGGCATAGCCTGGAATAATCAGCTTTTTGTCACGGCGGTGGATAATACCCGGGCCACTAATTTCACTATAACCGTGGCGACAGATGAGAGGGAGAAGGATACCTATGATGCTGGAAGCTTTAATGCTTACCTGAGACATGTAGAATCCTATGAGCTGCAGTTTGTATTTGAACTTTGTAAGGTCAAGCTGACCCCTGAGAACCTGACAATCCTGCACCAGCAGGACCCCGGCATACTTAAGGGCTGGGAGCTGGGGGTGACCCCCCCTTCGGGTTCGGTCTTGGAGGACACCTACCGCTACATTAATTCTGTAGCGACCAAGTGCCCGCCTAATCCACCTGAGGAGGTGCAGGAGGATCCCTGGGGACGGTTCGCATTTTGGAGAGTTGACCTTTCAGAGCGCTTTTCTCTTGACCTTGACCAGTTTCCATTGGGAAGAAGGTTTTTGGCCCTTTCCGCACCCCGTACCCGCACGTCCGCAGCTAAGCGTAAGACCCCGGTTTCTGCCAAGTCTTCTAAACAAAGAAGAAAGGGCTAATCCCTTGTTTTGCATATATTCCTGCTCGTTCTTGCCTGATGTAATCGATATAAGCCTTTTTGCAGGGTGCTCACACGCAACTCTCATTGTTTGTACAGTGTTTTTTATAGCTGTAGTGTGTTGTAAGCATCAATGTGCTATGTCTAATTGTATAATAAAGGGTGAGTGTCCTGTGACTGTCCCTTAGTGTCCTTGCTATTTGTCCTTCCTTCACGGACCGCCCAAAGGAATTTGGGCGGCACTTGAGCGCCTGCCGGCTCTTCCCGCGCGCTGCTTGGCTTTTGTGCCAAGTTGGCGCCAAATTCAAACAAAAACAAGCTGCTAGCTGCCAAGAAACGCTGGCCGGACGCCCAAACACGCTGCGACGGGTCTCTAACTGCCTCCAGCACTTCTTGGTGACGCCATAAGGAGGAGCACCGAGGTAGGTGCTTTGTCAGCTTTTTTGGCTTGTATTCACTGGCAACCCGGCGAGTTGCTGTGTGAGAACTTGGCAGTAGAACAGGGGCTATGGTTTTGGCACGGGTACGGATGGGGTCGCCTGAAGGCGTCGCAGTACTCAGGACGGTGCTGGCGCACCTGGCCGGGACCTCCGCCAGATACCGCCTGTGGCTGCTAGAGGAACTGGCGGGTATCCTATACGGTGAGTAAGACCTCGGGGGTCTGTGCCAGGTGCTTAATCCGGGTGCTGGGACGTTTTCCCAGACCGGCACCGCTCAAGGGATAGGCGTCCCAATCTAGCTTTCAGCAGCACCGCTGACGGGGGGGCTAGGACCAGTTGCAACCGGCATCGGTGCTCTGCCAATTTTTAAATAAGCTTGTTGTTGTTGTCTACAACAAGCGCCCGAATAGTAATGTTCCCGCTTCGGGGTCCTATAAAAATGA